GTATGTTATTCCTTCCAAAATAAAAGGATCACATTTTTTCCCACATTTACCACCTTTTCTGCGTTTGTAGTTATTCAATATTCGTTCATCAGTAATCTTTATACCTTTATTCCAAGCAGGTTTGCCCTTCATAGACATACTGGTTTTCTCTCGGGATGCTTTACTTCTTTTTGATCCTGAAGTGCCCTCACCACCATCTGTTTTATTAATCAATACACCATCACTATCTTTTTTCCCCCAAAACTTTATGAGTTCTATTTCCAAAGATAATGCTTCTTGTTCCGTTAGGTTCTCTTTTATTCTTACTATTCTATCTCTATCAGGAGGTCGTTGAGCCAATCCCAACTTTCTTTTGTTCGTGTCTCTAAATCCAGAACCTTTCCCAATATAATAAGGAGAATATCTATCTTCACGCAAATAAGCGTAAACGTAATACTTTTTCATCTGCTTTGTTTGTGGTTATAGTTATTTATACAAGAAAAGGGGCATTTCTGCCCCAAATCTCTTTGCTTGAATAACCACAAACAAGCACTATTATTTATCAACCAATAATACTATCTCTCCACTCTTCACTCATATTCACCATAATTTTTTCTGCTGCTTCTGGAGTTTCGGCATATCCTTCATCAAGAAGATGTGAGAGGATAATGTCGTAAATATCTTCTTTAACATTTTTTGAATGAACTCTTCCACCAGGAATAAAATCCCCAATAGCAGATTGCTTTCTTAATTTTTTAGGATTTCTGGTTGTTGATGGTTTTGATAATGCATCACCAATTTTTTTTGCTTTATCGCGAGCAGATATTCTTTTATCTACTTGTAATGATGGACTTATTCCACTTTCATATGGTGAAGAAGATTTATTTTTATATCTTTCTTGCCTCCTCTTCATTTTTTCAGTAGGCAAAGGTTTCCAACCTTCATTCATAACAACTTCCAAATATGCTTCTTGAATATTGCGAATGTCTTTTGCGTCCATTTTTACAAATACTTTTTAAGTATTTATAAAATACAAGATACGAAAAAAAGAGGTATCGGTAAAACCGAACCTCTTTTTAGGGTGTTCCGACTTTTGTAGAGACCGCACGAAAAGGCCTCACATTATTTATTCGGGTTCTACACCTTTTCCTTTCTTACCGATATTATATTTTTGCTCAAGTACCCAATCACCCTTGTCCTTGTAGGAAAGAACCTTAATTTGATTAAGTGGAGCAATATCAGAAACTTTGTCTTGTGTTACGACGGTAATAAGTCCCCAATCAGCAAGAAGACGAGCAATCCGATTACGACGTTGAACATCGTTTACAGTAAGATTTGCGTGTTTGCCGTCAAGAGCAAACAGTTCTTTAAAATGAACAATATAATATCTACCTTGCTTGTGCAAAATGTGGCAAGATTGGTAGAGTTTCTTTTCCTTACGCGATGCTACTCCGATTCTAGTCAAAGTTTCACGGACTTTCAGAAAATCATCAGGTTCATTAAGAATAACCTCAACCATTTGGTCCGGAGACCAATGAACTTCAGGTTCTACTGTTTTGTTTGCAGTAGTCATTTTTTTCCTCCAATATCAAGTCGTTTTTTAATAAAATTTAGTTGTTCCTTTGTCAGGATTTTCAGAGCTTGAGATGCTTTTTCATTACTATATCCATAATATTTTTTGACACATTCTAAGTCTGTAACTTTATCCTTGCGGAGCCAGGGAGAGAATCTCTTCCGTTTCCTAAGACTATTTAGATAAAACGAATATTGCATATCTTTATTCAAATGATGATTCATATTCATTTCATTTGCGAAAAGAACACAATCTATCTGTCCAGATAAACACTTATTGATAATGTAAGGTGCGTACTCCTTTTCTGCTGACGGGTCATCATCCATAATATTCTGTTTTGTTTGATTGATGGAGTTCAACCAATCCTTAAGATCATAAGTCATCGTATAATTTGAATAGTGTCATTATCAGTCCAAAGTTCTACTTTGGTTCTAAAGCGATCTTCAGATTTAAGTTTTTCATATCGTTTTGTTGCTTTTTTCTTCCACCAAGAAATAATGTTTTCAAGATAAAACTTATCCCAATTTTGACCTGGACGCAGATTATCCTGCTCTCCCAAAATGACTTCGCGAACATTTTCATATCCATAGTCAGAGATATAAAATCTCTTCTTTTGAGTTAGATCAAATGCGGTATTGATTACTTCATTAAATGTTTTAAGTTTTTCTTGATCTTGAAGGGAATTACGGATGATTGAAATCATCTTTGTTTGTCGCTTCATCTTTTTAGATGATGCTTTATTATCTGTTAATGGCGTATTATTATTCAAATATGTAAATCTATCGTGCAATTTGTGAAAAATTTCATCGTGCAACAAAGGAAGAAACTTACTTTCAGTCAATCCCTTATATCTCATAAAGGGTTTCAATCCATCATACTGAGATGCATCGGTGGTTGACCCATAAAGAGAAGTCGTTTCAAAAAGAGCAATATCTTTCTCAAAAACTTGATTGAGAGTTTCTCTTGCAAAGTGAGAGCAGCACATCAAGGCAAGAAGTTTTCCTCCAAGATAATTATACCCGAAAGGTTGCGATGGAACAATTACAAATCCCATCGCAGCGTGGCGATTAAAAATAGAAAGATCTGGTTGTTTTCCTAACCATAAATTTCTTGGTTTAGAATTAATAACAGGAGAACCAAAGCGAATAAATCCAAGAACTTTCTTGGTGTTTCTTTCAAAGATAATCCAACGCAATTCTCTCCCAGGAATATTTGATTCATTGTTGTGAGAGGATACTACCTTAAGAAGGGTATTGTAATGTTCTTGTGGCAGTGCTTGCTGAAATCGGTCTCCAACAAACTTAATATCAAAATCCATATCTTCTGGATGAATATCTTCATTGAAGAATTCGTCGTGTAAGGGAACTATTGAATTGCTATTCTTGATAACTTCTTTCTTCACAAAACGCAGATAGTCCTCAATATTTCCCATATGAGAGAAATATTGAATGAACTCATCTGCTGCCCATTGGGCATCTTGTTCAGAAATAATCATTTAAATTCAACCTCACACATAATTTCAGTAAGTGCCGCAAGAAGATTGATTTCTTGGTCTGCTACGAATGCAATTTGATACTGATACTTTGCAATAATAAGGACAGCGGCAGGAATAGTAGAAGGAACGAGGGCATCGTAAAGTGAGTCATAAACCCTCCGAAGAATAGTACTAGAATCGTTGTCCAGATTAGCAACAACCCATTTGCGAACTTCCGCAAAGTTTTTTTCTTTGAGGTATTTGATGAGGTCATTTACTGAAACGTCTGAGAAAGATGCAAGAATGCCAGCGTCGATTTTCCCTCCTGTAGAATACCTTTGGCATTCGTTGAGGACTCTCCGAAAATCGGGGAAGTGTTTTGATACAAGTTCTGCAACAACTTTTTCATCGTACTCAATTTTTTCCTGATCCAAGATCGTTTGGAGACGCTTGAAGAAGGATCCTGCGAGTTGTGCCCGCTGCTTCCCTTTGATTGTGAAGTCAATGACGGCACATCGGGAGTGGAGGGGTTCAATGATCTTGTTCTTGTAGTTACAGGTGAAGATGAATCGGCAGTTGCTATAAAATGCCTCAATATTTGCCCGTAGTAAGAGTTGTACATCATTGCCGGTGTTGTCTGCTTCGTCAATGATGATGACTTTGTGTTTAGAAGATCCCGTAAGTGATACGGTCGAAGCGAAGTTCTTCGCTTGGTTCCGTACAGTATCCAAGAAACGTCCTTCGTCGGATCCGTTGATGACATAAAAATCTGCTCCTAGTTCATTACATAATGCTTTTGCGATTGTGGTTTTACCAATACCCGGAGGTCCAGCAAGAAGGAGATTTGGAATCTCACCCTTCTCCACAAACTCCTTGAATGTTTTTTTAGTATCATCAGGAAGAATACAGTCATCAATAACTTGAGGACGATACTTTTCCACAAAAAGAAATTCACTTGTCATAATTTATACAGATCAATTTAATTCAAACTTACGATTAATATACTGATTTAAATCGCGAATAATGCTACGAAGTTCAGAAACTCTTTCAAAGTCATCAAGAAAATTACTACCAATCAAAGTATCAGATATTAGTATAGCAGATCTACCGACAGCACTGGCGTGTTCAAAACAATTTTCCGAATATTGTTCTTCATAATTTTCGGATTCATCATCTGCTGTATAAAATTCGGGAAGGCAGAAATGATTTTTTTTAAGTTTCATAATTTATAATTCAATGTTTGGGGCAATGACTGCACCATTTAAACGACTATCTGGATTTTTAGAATCATAATATCTTACAACAGTACTTCCAGAACCACCAGAACCACCAGATCCAACATAAGATCCATAATAGTATGTTCTTATTTGAGGTTGTTCTGTGACTGCTACATCATCAACAAACCAAACATTATACTCTTTACAATTATCATCAAAATGCTTTGCCAACTGCCAATGGGTTTGTGTGTGTAGAGTATCTTGTTCTAATTCTTCAACAGAAGCATATTCTAAAAAAATAGAATATAGATATGAATCCAACTCCTTTGAAGGATGAAAGTATTTGTCATCCATTACATCCTATCATAATCAATACAATACAATAACTTCTGCGTCTTCAAAATCACCATCCCAATCTCCATTATTATAACTTTCTTCATAAGTTATTTGAGAAATATAGGAATTAGTAATTTTAGTCTTATTCTTTTTTACATTTACTTCATACAATGCAATATCTGCATCATATCCACCCAATCCCGACTCAATAACAACTTCCTTATCTTCACGATAATATTGGAGCAATTCAATAAGTTCTTTTACTTTCATAATTTTTCACAAATAAAAATAATCAAGTGCAATCCAAAATTAGGCGATAAACAACAATCTTTGAGGCAAAAAAGTGTTAGTGCCCTACTTATACTACCCATTCTGGACGCCTCTGGGGCATACGAAGATAGTTGTCCTTTACCCAAGTTTTTGAGGAAATATACCTTTTATATGCCTCAAATGTATCTATAGAGGTATCAAATTTATATTCATCGGGCATAGCACGAACAAATGGAGTGACTTCAGTAATCTTTCCTTTGGGGAAAAGATAATAAGCAGCAAGTAGAGTATTATAACACGAATGCTGCTTACCGTATCTCAGCATATATTCATCACACAGATTCATACCGTGCTTGATCAACCAGTAAGCATTGTGGACACTCTCCGCTGCCCACTTGGTACAGGGATGGTTCCTGAATGCCCCCTTGGTGGTGCTGTAAGGCGTCCCATCTGCCTTGGGTAGGGTTCCATACCCATGATACCACTCAGACGCCACTATGGACAGCATCTGGCAGCATTCAAGGGCCATCTTCGTTACGTGACGGTCAGGAAGTACAATAGCACTCTCCGCAGGAAATGGAGAAGTAACAAATATGTTCAAGATTAATTCCTCAATGTTTTGTAGTAATGAACCAATAGTTCTAACTCTTCAACTGTAGCATCTCTTTTTAAGATGTTTGCCCTTCTACTGACGACTGTAATATTTCCTTTTATATAACCTTTGGAACTATCTATCCTGTCAACACTAGGAGCAAACATCCAGGTTTTTTTATCTTCTCTTTTTAAGTCAAATCCAAATACGGGGCATTTTTCTGGAATAATTATATCTTCTAAATCAATAGAAAATTCTCTTCCAGTTTGTTTACATCTTGACTTAATATTTTTATAAAGAAGTTTAGCAGCATCTTCTTTCCAATCTTTATTTAATTTTTGAACTTGTCGGATTCTTGCGGAACATTTTTTACAAGTATTCTTTGTTCCAGAATTGGAGTTCCACTTATCAATCAAACTAAATTTATTAAGATTTAGAGATTGATTGCATTCTTCACAAATTTTATATCGGTTTGGATTTTCTTCTCTTTTTTTCATACCAAATTCTCTTGCATTATACACATTCATACATTTACAAGAGCAGAACTTTTTTTGTCTTTTTTTAAGAGAAGAATTACATTCCAAACAATACATTTGCTTATCTTCCAACTACATAATTATTTATAAAAAGAAT